TGCGCTTGATTCAGCTTCACAACCTGCTATCACAGAAGATGCTTCTGTTACAGGTATCACAACTTCAACTTATGCACGCTCACAAGCAGAGAACGCTATTCAGATTTTCCAAAGACGAGTAGATATTTCTTATGCGAATGAGTCTGACTATTCAACTCTTGCGGGTGTACCTGCTTGGGCGGGTGCGAACTATGTAACCGATAAGAGAGCAGAGCAAATGGCGGTTAATATGCGCCAACTTGCAGTAGATTTGGACTACACGCTTATCAATGGTGCTTATGTTCAGAAAACTGCTTCAAATGTGGCTTCTAAAACTAGAGGTTTAACAAACGCTATCTCTACGAACTCAATTGACGCTTCTGCGGGTGCTTTATCTAAAACTCTATTCAATTCATTGACAAAAACAATGGTTGATAATGGAGCAGACCTTGCGAGTGGCAATTGTGTAGTTCTAGTGAACTCTTCTAAGAAACAAGAGCTTACTTCTATCTTTGGTCTGCAAGAACGCTCAAACTCAGTAGGCGGTGTAAATGTTGAAGTTATCGCAACTGATTTCGGTAACTTGAATGTAGTTTACGCTCCTGCGGTAGCTCAAACAGAGGTTATTGTAGCAGATATGTCTATTTGCTCATTAGCGGTATTGCCTGTTCGTGGTCAAGCTCTTATCGTTGAGCAACTAGCTAAAACAGGTGCGAGTGATCCGTACTCAATCTATGGTCAATTTGGCTTAGACTATGGTCTTGAGTCTAAACACGGAAAACTAACTAACCTAGCTTAATTAGTGTGAGGGGGTAAAACCCCTCTATCTATTTGGAGGAAAATATGGCTATTGCAAACGAATTTATTGACCCAAACCTGCGCTTAGGTGCGATTACTTCATTGACTGACAACTCAGGCGGAACTGCGTCAGATACGATTGCGGTTATTTCAGATGGTGCGACTGCTAACGCTATTGCTTCATTAACTGCTAAGTTTGAAGCTTTGAAAGCAGACCTAGAAGCAAAAGGTTATATGGAATCATAAGTCTTAGGAGGTGAAAGCCCTCCATTTTTTAAAAAGGGAAATTATTATGGCAGTATTAAAATCACAAGAACACAATAGAAATGCAAGGATTTGGGATCCTGAAAAAGAGTGTATCTTATTCCGTTTTATTGATGGTGTTTTTGAAACAGATGATAAATATATCATAGAATTTTATGATAAGCACTTTGCAGGCGAAGGTCAGATTAAAGCCGATTACAAGGTTGAATCTAAGGAAGAGCCTAAGAGTGAAGAGCCTGATGAGAAAGCATTGATTGAAGCAGAGATTAAAGAACGCTTTGGAATTGATGTAGACAGACGCTTAAGCTTAAAGAAGCTTAAAGCAAAACTAGCTCAACTAGAAGCAGAAGCTTAACACGATGTCTCTTGAGTTTAAACTTAATATGAAAGGCTTTGAAGATGCGATTAAAAAGCACCCTGAAAAGCTTTACAAGGAGCTAAGAATAGCTACTAAAAGGGTAGGCTCAGAGATGGAGTTAGAAGCTAAAAAGAATCACCCGAAATGGACAACTAGAACAGGTCGCTTAGTTAAGTCCATTAAGTATTTCTTCAATGCAAGTAAAGGGAATGGGGTTAATTTAACCCTTTCTTTGCTTGACGAGAACCACAACTTAGGTACAAAATATGGTAAGTACCAACACGATGGAACAAAGCATTTACAAGGTGATGGTTGGGTGAAAAGAGCTTTTAAAAACAATGTAAACAAGCTCAAATCAGAGTGGCAAAGTGCCATTGACAAAGCAAACAAGGACTTTTAAAAATGGCTTTTTTAGTACAAGCAGATATTACAGACAAAGTAGCTATTCCTTTCATAGCGGACACCAATACCGATATAGACACCTATTTAGCTAAAGGTGACGCTTATATAGTCTCTCTTGCCCAGTCTAAGGGTGTTTTAGATTCTGCTAATATATCTACTCCAATGGTGATAGAACTTAAGGAATACGGACTTGCAAAGCTTTATATAGAGCTATTCCAAGATGCGTCTTATGTAAACAATATTGAAGCCTTTGAGTCTGACAAGTATAAGCAAAAAATGGAAGATTACAAGGTCAAAGCTAAAGAGATGGCAGAGATGCTCACTTATGAGATGATTACCGCTAGTGTAGAAGATGTAAGCGACAGAACTGCGACTTCTTTTAGGTTATATAGAGGTTAAAAATGCCAATTAAAACCGATATAAGAAATGCAATTGAAACCGCTATTAAGGGAATGACCCAAGTAGGCGGTTTTAACTTTGATTGGGGTAATAGTTCTTTTAATCGTGACCTTGCCTTGACGAGCTTTCCTAATTTCTATGTAAGAATACCAACAGAAGAGAATCTTGATTTTGAAGATGGACAGACCAACTTTGGTGCTTATGACAATATGGCTATCGTTGAGCTTATTGTACATTGTAAGCAGACTGACAGCGCACTAGACCCACAGAGAAGCGGTGAGGACGAGCTAGACCTTGCAGAAGATGACCTTAAGAAGTTATTTGCGGATAGTGGGCAACAAGGAACCGCACTAGGTTCAGTAGGTGCGACTAGCTTTATGTATATGGGATATGAAACAGAGTATTTTACAAGCAATTCTCTTTATATTCCTGAAAGAAGAATTTTTAAATTTAGACTACAATACACGCAAGATAGACAAGACCCAACCTTGATCGCTTGTTAAAGGAGATAAACAAAAATGACAAGTTTTAATATAGCTAAACGCATATTAGTAGCAAAAAGAGAGAGTGTTAAGGGAACTGCAGAAACCTTAGCTGATGCGGATTTTAATGTAAGAATGAGGGGTATTGAGTTCACTCCTGACTTACAAGGTGGTGACACAGAGAGTAAGTTTGCCACAGGTGACTATGGTGGCGACACCGCTATTTCAGGAATTAAAGGTGCGACTTTTACAAGCTTCAACAAGCTATCTCAAGGTGCAACACTAGGAACTGCTCCGAAGTGGGGTAAATTGCTAGAGTCTTGCGGTGCGGTAGGTACTCAATACACTACAACAGGCTACGGATATGAGCCATTACAAGCAGGTGATTCTCAGACTTCTACTTTTGCAAATGTGGAAATCTCAGACGATGGTACTCCTGTAGGTTTACAAGACACCGCAAAAGGTGTAATGGGTAACTTCACTCTAAGTGCGGAAGGTGTAGGCTCACCCCTCAAGATTGATTACGAGTGGAAAGGTGCATTTACAACTTTAGCAGATGTAGCAAATGGTAATATCTTGGCTTTAACATCTCCTGATACTTCAGTAGGTGCGAGTTTCTTAAATGGAACCGCTACTATTGGTGGTACTGCTTTCTGTGTTCAGTCTTTCTCTTTTAATGCAGGGAATACAATTGAATACTTACAATGTCCAAGCGAAGCCACAGGCATCAAATACGCAACTATTGTGAACAGAATGCCTACAATGACTATCACGATGAACGCTCCGACTGCCTCAAGCTATAACCCTTACGATGTGGTCAAGAATAACACAGAGGCAGAGGTAGTGCTTTCATTTGGTTCGTTTACATTCACAGCACCTGTTGCTCAAGTTGTTAATTATTCCAAGACTGATATTAATGGTCGATTAGGGTATGAGCTAACACTTAAGCTAAACAGAAATAGCGGAACAAATGCAAATATCTCAGACGAAGCAACTTGGCAACTATTACAAGGCGCAACTGCTTAAACTAACAAGGGAGGGTAAAGCCTCCCGTTTTTTCTAAAAAGGGCAAATTATGGAAAAGAAAATTAAAATCCAAAAATTAGATGAATCAGAGCTTTTAAAGTTCCTACCTCTATCTCAAAGTGCTACGCACAAGTTTACTTATAATCCAAAAATAGATGGAAAAGAAGTCCTGCCTAAAGAGTATAGACCTACTTTTGAGCTAAAGCAGTTAGATGTTAAAGCAAAAAAAGAGTTTAATATTCATCAAGTAAAAATTAGGCGAGATGCTACTTTAATTCTTTCAAATCCCGAAAGAGAAGAATCTATTTTGAGCGGTTCAGACGAGAACGAAAAACTACTCAAGCTAGTTAAGGATTATGTAGTGGGTTGGAGTAATTTCAAGACTGCAAGTGGTGAATTAATAGAGTTTGAGACAGGTTCAAATGGAACTTTGAGCTTTGAGTTATTTATGCAAATTCCTTCAATTATTCAAGCTGGTATCATTACTGAATTAGTGAAAATTAGCGGTTTGACTTCTCAGGAGGAGCTTGGTTTAAAGTTCTAGCGGGTAGTCATTGCGGTGCTATTGTTTGCGGTGACAGAGATATAGATTATGAAACCGCAGACTTTAGCAAAATGACTGCCCTATTTTACGATGATACTGATGGAGAGACTATTTATGAGTATTATGATCACCCAAAAAAGCATATACCTCCTGTGCTTTTAGATTGGTTTGAAGAGTACTCATATTATAAAGAGTTTCAAGGAACTGCGCCTAGTTTTGACGATTGTAATTTGCGATTTTTGGAAGCAAAAAATGTTTATGAAAGTTACTTAGAGTTTTGGAAAAGACCTAATGTAAACAACGAAGGATATAGCTAGATGTCAGATATAACCGCAAGAGCAATATTAATTGACAAAATGAGTCCTACTTTAAAAAAGATACAAGAAAGCTCAAGTAAAATGGCTAAGGGTGTATCTAGTGAAATAGGCAAGACAAAAGACTCTTTTAAAGGTTTTGGTTCGCAACTAATTAGCTTAAAAGGTGCTATGGTGTCTTTAGGTGTCGTAGGTGTAGGTGCTTTCACAAAGTCCATTATTTCTGCTGGTTCAGAAATGGAAAAGTTAGAGACTCAGTTCAAGGTGCTTTTAGGTGATACCGAGAGCGCAAAAGCTAGAATGCAAGAGCTTTCCAAGTTCGCACAAACTACGCCATTTCAACTTGAGCAGGTAGCTAATGCTTCAAGGATTTTGCAGACTCTTGGCGGTAACTTATTAAGCACAGGCGAAGGCTTGCGAATGGTGGGCGATGCGTCTGCTATTAGTGGTGAGAGCTTTGAGAATCTTGCGGTTCATGTAGGTAGGGCTTATAGTGGTTTACAAGCAAATAGACCTATTGGCGAGTCTATGGCAAGGCTTCAAGAGTTAGGTTTAGTGACAGGCTCTACTAGAAACGAGATTGAGAAATTAACTAAAGCTGGGCAAGGGAAAAAGGCTTGGGGCATATTACAGGCTGAATTGAAAAAGACTAGCGGTGGTATGAATGAGCTTTCTCAAACTTTAGGCGGTTTAGTCTCAACTTTAAAAGACCAATTTCAAGGAGCTTTAAGGCAACTAGGTGAGGGCGGATTGTTTGACGCTGCTAAGGGTGCAATTAAAACCTTAGTAGATTGGTTTAATATTCTTTTAAATAACCAATTCTTTGCACGAGTTGGGGCGGGATTTGATTACTTATCAAGCGGTTTAACTGCTTTCTCTTTGACTGCTATAACAGGCTTTCAGAGGATATGGGAAGTATTTAAGCTAACTGAGTTGAAACTAAGAGAGCTTGATGTAGCTTTTTATGATTTATTACCTGATTCTTTTGTGAATAAAGAAGCCTTAGCAGAGTCAAAAGCGAAGCTAAAAGAGGCAGAAGATGCTTATAAAAGCGTACAAGATAGCGCAGATAACACCGCAATAGCAGCTCAAGAGTCTTGGGATGATGTAGCAGACGCTTGGAATAGAATGGTAAATGGGATACCTGTTAAGAAGTACCAAGAGAAAACACAAGCAATGTCAAAAGCTCAAGAAGAGCTAACTAAGGCGCAGAAAAAAGAGCTAGAAAAACGAAAAGAAGATAGAATTGCTTATGGTGAGCAAATGGCAGAGGAATTTGAGCGCAGATTTGAAGCTCAAAGAGAAGCCGAAGAGAGAAGGCAAAAAAAGTTAGAAGAAAATGCGCAATGGGAAAAAGACCAGAACAAGGCTAAAGAGAAAGAAATCACAGAGACTTTAAAAAGAGAAGCGGACCATAGAAACTCAATTAGACAAGCAGAATGGAATCTTGCCTTTGCTCTAACATCT